TAACGTGGCGATCATCTCATGGGAGAAGAACGACAGGTCTTCCATCAGCAATGCGCTCATGATCGCGCCGCCGAACAACGAGTTCATCGCCGAGTGGCTGCGGCGTATCCCGCAGGCGCTCCAGTCGCCGACGTGGGCGCAGGGCGGCGTGGTCTTGCCGGGGCAGCTTGCCGAGGAAGATAGCCTGCGAAACTCGCGCCTCATCGTGAACAACAACTTTGCCTGCCCGCTCGATCTGTCGCGCCCTTGGCTGTTTGACCCTGCGCTTCGCGAAGAGGCGACGAAGATCGCGTCAGGCGCGACGGCGATCCACGTCTTCGAGACCTATTGGCGCGACATCGTAAAAGATATTGACGCTGAATGGATCGATAAGACGCCCTGTCTGTTCTCTGATATATTCAATCTGGCATCGCGAGGGAGGCACGCATGAAGGACAAGCTCATAGACATTGTCTGGCACTGGCAGGTCGGCTGGCTTCGCCGCCCGGAGTTGGATGGGCCGGAGGGGGCTTGCTACGAGGAGCCCGAAGGGGATCTCGTCTATACGACTGACCCTCGTCACCGCAAGAATCTGCGCCTGTGCATCTGGGAAGAGGCCGACGGCTTCCGCTACACGTCTCTCTCGAAGGCTCCGATGCCGAAACCTAAATTCGCAAGATGACCAACCGCAAGACTGTCATTGGCCTATACGACAAGCTCGCCGACGAGTTTGGCAGCCTCGAGCAGGCAAAGATCGAGGTCGACAAGGCGCTCTGCAAGAACAGCCTTGCGAACTTCATCCGGCTGGCGTGGTCGGTCGTCGAGCCGGGACAGCCTTACGTTCACGGCTGGCACATCGACTTCATCTGTGCGCATCTTGAGGCAATCACGAACGAGATCAGGCTTGAGGACGGCTCGATCTACAACCGCCTGCTGATCAACATCCCGCCCGGCACTAGCAAGAGCCTGATAACAAACGTCTTCTGGCCAGCGTGGGAGTGGGGGCCGAAGGGCAAGCCGCACTTGCGTTATGTCTGCGCCGCGCACAAGGTCGAGAACCTGTCCGCCCGCGATAGCCGCCGCATGCGCCTGCTGATCACGTCCGAATGGTATCAGGCGCGGTGGGGCGATAAGGTCAACCTGACAGCCGATCAGAACGAGAAGCTGAACTTCCAGAACACCGCCGGCGGATTCCGCATTGCGACGGCGATCGGCAGCCTGACAGGTATTCGCGGCGACCGGGTGATCATCGACGACCCGCACAGCGTCGACAGCGCGGCGTCCGAGGCCATGCGCGAAAGCGAAGTGACGACCTTCCTTGAGGCCATCCCGACCCGCCTTAACAACCCAATCAAAAGCGCGATTGTCGTGATCATGCAGCGCCTGCATCAGGAGGACGTCTCTGGCGTCATCATCGAGAAGGGGCTGGGCTACGACTGCATCATGCTGCCTATGCGCTACGACCCGTTGCGGGCAGCGCCGACGAAGCTGGGGCTGGAAGATCCGCGCACCGAGGATGGCGAGCTGCTATTCCCGCAGCGTTTCCCCGAGCATGTCGTGGATCGCGATGAGAACGCGATGGGGCCATACGCGACCGCCGGTCAGCACCAGCAGGAGCCGAGCCCAAGAGGCGGCGGCGTCATCAAGCGCGACTGGTGGCAACTTTGGGAGGCCGACATCCTGCCTCCGTTCGACTTTATTGTGGCTGGCCTCGACACTGCGTACACGATGAAGCAGGAGAACGACCCCAGCGCGATGACGGTTTGGGGCGTGTTTTCCGGCGACGTTACGCCGATGATGGCGAATAACTACGTTGGCCGCGCGGGGCGCACGGGGCGCGACATGCGCCTGAAGAATAACGAGGAAGAGGCGGCGCGGTTCGACGAGACCATGCGCGTTCGGGATCTTCTGCCGGACAACCCCGAAAGCACGCCGCGCATCATGCTGATCTATGCTTGGGCCGAACGGCTTGAATTGCCAGAACTCATTGAAAAGGTTGCGCAAACCTGTCGGCGAATGAAGGTCGACCATCTGCTGATCGAGAACAAGGCGTCCGGCATCAGTGTGGGACAGGAGATTCGCCGGCTGTATGGTCACGAGGATTGGGGCGTTCAGTTGATCAATCCGGGCGCGATCGACAAGCTGGCGCGACTGTACAGCGTGCAGCATCTGTTCAGCGAGGGCGTGATTTATGCGCCCGACCGTCGGTGGGCGGATCAGGTGATTCACCAGTGCGAGGTGTTCCCGAAGGGGAAGCACGACGATCTTTGCTTCGTAAAAGAAACAATGATCAGAATGGCGGACGGGACTGACCGCCCAATTAATTTTATTTTTGAAGGAGATATGGTCGAAACGCCGGAAGGACCAAGAAAAGTTTTGGCTTCAAGCTTCACTGGAATACGTGAAATATGGAGGCTTGAATATTCGGGTGGTTATCTTGAGGGAACCGGGAACCACCCGATCATGGCTAACGGTGAGTGGAAACCGCTTGAGTCTTTGTGTCCACATGATAAGCTAGAGACATTGAGTCCAAAAGACGAGGTGTCATCATGGCTTGGGCAACAAAGGATGGGGTTGTCGTCGAAAGTGTTTTCTTCAACGGATATAAATACAATCGATATCCAAACTCAAAGAACCCAGCGCATCGAAGGTATTTTGCTCGTGCCTGCCATCGGCTGCATCGCGACGTTTGGGAGTTTCATAACGGCCCTATCCCAGACGGCCATCAAATCCATCACATTGATGGTGACACATCCAACAATGACATATCAAACCTTGAATGCCTTACATTTAGGAAGCATCGAGAAAAGCATAAGGATCAGTATGTTCAAATGGGAAGATCTTCTAAACAATTGGAGCATCTTCAAAAAATTCGTGAAAAAGCAGCGGAATGGCATCGAAGCCCAGAAGGCCGAGAGTGGCATAGGAAAAATGCTTACACATCTATTCGCAGGCCGGATGCGCCAAAGCCGTATAGCAAAAGCCATTACGAAGGGAATTGCGTATGGTGTGGAGCGCATTTTGAAGCCAGAAGCCCGAAAAAAATCCATTGTTCAACAAGATGCACGGAAAAAAAATCAGAATATGACCGAGGTATCCTCGGTAAAGTGCACCCATACTATGCGTCCCGTCTACAATCTGACAGTTGAAGGCGCGCATTGTTATTATGCTAACGGCGTTTTGGTTCATAACTGTGATACTGTCAGCATGGCGCTGAAATATCTGCGCGAGACTGGTATACTGGTGCGCCAGCCGGAGCGGATCGCAGAGATCGACGCCGGGCGGCAGCATCGCGGCAAGCCGCTGGAGCCGCTGTATTCAGTTTGAGGAGGGTTCAATGGACTTTGGAGATGCGATCCGCGCCTTGAAGCGCGGCGACCGCGTGGCGCGCGAAGGCTGGAATGGGAAGAACATGTGGTTGTCGCTTTCGGGCGGCCCCAAAGGCCAGTATGTCAGCCATGAGGATTTCTGGAGCGAACACAACGCCGCCTATGCTGCGTTGCAGCCGGGCGGCATGGCGCATGTGCTTCCCTGCATCACGATGAAGACTGCCGACGGCTCGATCCTGATGGGCTGGCTGGCCAGCCAGACGGATATGCTGTCTGAGGATTGGGTTGTTGTGCCGTGACCCGCATACTCGCCAACGCCACGGTGGACGTGGATCTTGACCCGACGCCGGTGCGTCTTGGGCGCTTCCGGGTGGAGTGCTGGGGGAAGCCCCCTCACGACTACGTCAGAACCTATACGATCCAAGCGAAGTCTGATACACTCGCCGCTCAGGAGGGGCTTCGGCGGTTTGTCGAGGATATCGAAGATTTGCTTGCAAAGCAGGAGCAAGCCTAATGCCTGTGCAGCCGGGCCTCGCGCCGATGAATCTTCGCCATCTCCCGCAAGAGGAGCTGGACAACATGCCGATTGTCGAGCTTCTGCCGCAGGAGGACAAGGAAGAGGCGAACGATAACGGCGAGATCGTCCGCATCGAGCACGAGGACGGCTCTGTCACCATATCTCTTGATGGCAGTCCTTTGGTCGATAAAGATGATCGCGGCCCCGCCGGCTGGTTCGACAATCTGGTCGACGACATCGATTCCGGCGAGTTGACGCGAATTGCGGAAGATCTTCTCGGGGGCATCGACGATGACATCCAGTCGCGCGTTGAGTGGGTGGATGATCGTGCGCAGGGCATCAAGCTTCTCGGCCTGAAGGTCGAGATCCCCGGCCTTGGGGGCACGCCAGACGGCGCTCCGGTGGAGGGTATGAGCCGCGTGCGGCACCCGCTGCTTCTCGAGGCTGTGCTGCGCTTTCAGGCCAATGCCCGCAGCGAATTGCTGCCGACAGACGGGCCGGTCAAGCTGCGCAATGATAATAACAACCCGACGCTTCAGGAAGACCAGCTTGCCAACGCCCTGCAGCGTGATCTGAACCACTATCTGACGTCGACCGCGAGTGAGTATTACCCCGACACCGACCGCATGCTGTTCATGCTTGGTTTTGGTGGGACGGCGTTCAAGAAGGTCTACTTCTGCCCGCTGCGCAATCGCCCGGTGAGCGAGACGGTCGACGCTGACGACCTGATCGTCAACAATGCCGCGACAGACCTTGAGAATGCCAAGCGCATTACCCACAGGACCTATCTGAAGCCGTCGACGGTCAAGCGCCTGCAGATACTCGGCGTCTATCGCGACGTCGATCTCAGCACTCCCAAGGAGCCGGAAGAGAACGCCGCGCAGCGCGCCAAGAAAGATCAGCAAGGCATCTCGCAGGGTTCGTTCCGACCGGAAGACCGCGACCGTGAAATTTACGAGTGTTATTGCGAGCTGGACATTGGCGGCTTTGAGCACAAGCACAAGGGCAAGGTCAGCGGTCTTGAGATTCCGTATCGTGTGACGATTGACGCCTCCTCGCGCGAGATCCTGTCGATCGTTCGGAACTATGACGAGCCGACGGAAGATAGCCCGGACGCGCTTCCGGTAGCCCGCAAGACGTTTGTCAAATACACCTTTGTTCCGGGCCTCGGGTTCTACGACATCGGTCTTCTTCATATCCTTGGCAACACCACCAACGCCATTACGGCGGCTTGGCGTGAGATGCTGGACGCCGGCATGTTTGCCAACTTCCCCGGCTTCCTGATTGCCGACAGCGGCCTTCGCCAGAACACCAATATCTTCCGCGTGCCTCCGGGCGGCGGTGCGCCGGTCAAGACGGGCGGTCTGCCGATCAATCAGGCCATCATGCCATTGCCCTACAAGGAGCCGGGGCCGGCGTTGATGAACCTCGTGCAGAACATGGCCGAGACGGGCCAGCGCGTCGGCGGAACGGCTGAGATGGCTGTTGGCGAGGGCAAGTCTGACGCTCCGGTCGGCACGACGCTGGCGCTGATCGATCAGGCGACCAAGATTCTGAACAGCGTTCACAAGCGCATGCATGCGGCGCAGGCCGAGGAGTTCCGGCTGCTAGTCGACTGCTTCCGCGAGAACCCCGAGAGCTTCTGGCAGCGCAATCGCGCGCCTGCTTATCAGTGGGACGAGCAGACGTTCGTTCAGGCGCTGCAGGATTGTGAGCTGGTGCCGCAGGCTGACCCGAACACCGCGAGCCAGACGCAGCGCATGATGAAGATCATGGGCCTGAAGCAGCTTCAGGCGGGAAATCCGTCGCTTTATGATCCGATTGCGATCGACACTGCTGCCTTGCAGGCTATGGGCTGGTCTAACCCGCAGCAGTTCATGGTGCCTCCGAATGCGATGGGCGCACCGCCGCCTGAGCTTATTGAGCGGCAGGCCAAGGCTCAGGCTGACGGCATGAAGGCCAATGCATCCATGATGGACGCGCAATCGCGTCAGCGTCTCTCTCAGGTCAAGGGCGAGACTGACATGATGAAGGCGCAGATTGATATGATGAAGGCGCAGAACGAGATGGAGATTGCGCAGCGTGAGCTTCAGAGCCGCGCCGCTGATCGCGCGTCTCGTGAGCGCATCCAGCTTGTGGATTTGGCGCAGAACCTTGCGGTTCATCCGTATAGCGCGGAAATTGTCGACCCGCTCATTCGCCCGACGATGGAAGACATTGCGCGCGAGGAACAAGACGCACAGATGGGCAACCAGATGCCCCCTGATATTGGAGGTCAGTGATGGCTTGGGGTTTACCATCGACAGAAGAAGTTCGGGACATGTTTATCAGGGGCGGTATGGACCCTGAAGCCGCCTCAAGAGAGGCAAACGCATGGGCAGAGCGAACTGGTCGGAAGGCTTTAACAACCGCCGCAATAGCTGCTACTGGAGCAGGAATGGCCGCCCCTGCGGCATCTTCTCTTGTCCCTCGTGCAATGCAAGCTATTCAAAGTTTTGCAAGGGGTCGTACTTTTGAACCGTTTAGATCTGCTTCTGGTAAAATATATAATCTTTCCGCAAACGCGCCGACTGTAGTTAGGACATCTGCGGGGCAACTTGTGAAACTTGCTCCCGGCGAAGCAATCCCCGCTGGCGCAACGGTTATGAATACTGCTGAGGCACCTATTGGTGCCATCATTGCTGGTGGAGCAGGCGGCGTCGGAGCGCCGGTTCTTTTGGCTTATCAGACACGATCAACGAAGCCTGAATCGTACTCTGACCCAGCAACTGGCTGGACACCTCCCGCAGATACCCCTTCTGCCGCACCTACAGCTGCCCCCGCAGCCCCTGCGTCAGCGCCCCCGGCCTCTACGCCGCCAGCAGCGCCAACTGCTGAGGGCGATTACAGCATGATGTATGAAGGTTGGACAAAACCTTTTATAGACAATTTTTCTGTCCAACCTTCACCGCAGACGCCTCCTCCTCCCGCAGCCGCCCCTGCATCTCCTGTCAATCGAGCGGTTCAGGTTGCGCGGCAGACCGCTGGCGTACCGATGCCTCCGCAGCGCCCAGATAGCCTTGCGCCGCAGCCTCCGGCGCAAGATTCCGCTGCGGCGCGTCAGGCGGCAGTGCGTCAGGCGTGGAAAACATATGAAGAGACAGGGTCGCCCGCTGCGTTTGTTGAGGCCAGCAACCTAATGCAGAGGACTATGCCTGAGCGTCAGCAAGAGGCGGACGGAGGATCAATCAAGGCCAAGGGCGCATCAAAGCCGGACGCTGTACACAAGGCGCTCGAGATCATCCACCACCTTCTGATTCACGGGCGCTGACATGGACTACACCGTTCGCCTTGCAAAACAGGTCATGCAATCCGCCCGCATGCGTAGGGCGGAGGGTGGCCAAACCGCGCCGCTGTATGATGCGATGGCTGAGTGGCGCAAGATTGCGGGCGACGTTTATGGGTTGCACCAGCAACATATGGCTGCCGGCGGAATGCCGGATCCGGTCGAGCCGCAAGACGATACCGCACCTGCTTTTGGTATGGGCCACAATATGCCCCCGCCAGAAGCGCCC